GTTTATGGAAGAGATTGAAAAAGTCTCTAAAGGTGCTGAACTCATCTGGACAATGGGAAACCACGATGCTAGATTTGAGACCTTCTTATCAGCACAAACGGGAATGTATGAGGGAGTATCAGGGTTTACCCTTAAAGATCACTTTCCTTTATGGAAACCATGCTGGTCTTACTGGGTAAATGAAGATACTTGTATTAAACACCGCTGGAAAGGTGGATTTGGTGGTGGTCGTGCCAATACCCTTAATTCGGGCGTAAACATGGTTACAGGCCACACACACAATTTGGCAGTACAACCCCTTACCGATTACAACGGAACGCGCTATGGGGTTCAAACGGGCTGTCTAGCGGATCCTCATGGAAATCAGTTCATGGGATACACGGAAGATAACCCAAAAGACTGGCGTTCTGGGTTCGCATTACTGTCTTGGGAGCGTGGTAGACTGATGCTTCCAGAATTAATACAGGTATGCGGCGAAGGGGAATTTGAATTTAGAGGATGTATAAACCAGTGCTAAACAAGTATTGCTACAAGTGTAAAGAAAACAAGCCAGTTGAGTCTTTTGGTAAAAACAAAAGCAAGAAAGACGGTTTGTCTACTGAGTGCCGCCCATGCAAACGGATTGGTGATAAACAATACTATCAAGCCAATGCCGATCAGGTAAAGCAAACTGTTGCCAAATATCGTGCTGAAAACCCAGACAAGGTTAGTCAAGTTAAAAAAGACTGGTACGAAATTAGTAAAGAGCGTGTTTATAGCAAGACCAATGCCTATAGAAAAGCAAACCCAGACAAATCGCTGCAATATCAAAGAAAATATCAACAAGCTAATCGTGGCAAAAGAACCGCTTGGTTGGCAAAATATAGGGCAGCTAGATTGCGGGCTACCCCACCTTGGTACGAAAAAGATTTGGTAGAGGCTGTATACATAAAAGCCAAAGAATGGGGCTTTGCCGTTGACCATGTCATACCTTTGCAGGGCGGTAATGTATGCGGGCTGCATTGCTGGTTAAACTTGCAGCTAATGGATCCAGTGCTTAATTCAAGCAAAGGAAATAGGCATCAGGTATGAAATTAACACCAGCAATTATTAGGAACTTATATACAGCAATTTACTGTATGCACCCATTTAGTCGCTGGCCTATGCCTTTGCCTGAGCAGATTAAGTTTATTATAGATTCTGACCCTGAAACAATGGGTACTTATTTATACGATGATGGTGAAGATTATGAACATATCATCACTATTTCGGATAAGAAATGCGGTCATTTATCAACCGTGATCCGAGTCCTAATTCATGAATGTGTCCATATGAGCCGCTGGAAGACTCAAAAATGGAGTCATCACGATGCTGAGTTTAGGCGGCGTACCAAGGTAATATCAGATGATCTTGGATTTGATCCGCTCGAACTTTGATAGCTTACCCTCGTGTTGTTTCGTTTCCCATTCTTTGATTGACCTCTTCCAATAGCCTCTCGTAGGTAACGCCCCATTTACGCTCAAAACCTTTTGCACCCAAACCGTGAACTCCGGTATTTCCACGATGGTGTTCTGGGCAAAGTGGTAGGACTGGGGATGTAGACCTTTTGCCACCAAACCGTCTGACGTGATGCAGTTCTGCTGGGCTACCTTCAACCCCAAGGACTGAGGAACACAAAATACATCCGAGTCTTGCAATCTTGTCAAATGCGATCTTTTCATCTTTGGTCATTCAATTCAATCATTTTGCGTATTTGAGTTTCCACAATATCTAGTGGAGTTTTTATCTTTTCTGGCGGTGCAACAATATACCCATCAGTTACTTGCCACCCACCTTTTTCGTCTTTAAAAACAGCACCCTCGTCTAATAGCATTCGCGCATAAACCCCAATAGAAGATCTACTGAGATTTACCTTGATAATAGCCGAGAGTACGCCCGGATTCTGGGAGATGTATAACAGGATTCTGTATTTTTTGTCCATTGGTGAAAAAGTGATAGCTTCCGTCAGGTAAAATTTCATACTCTGGACAATAGGCTCCAGCAACCTTAAGTGCTAGTATAACCGCTTCTATTTAATCGGATGTCATAAGAAGTTCCCTTTCTTTTTTGGTAAGTTAAATATATCTAATGGGTAAGACCTAAGATCGCCATCTGACCAGCGGATAAATATCCTAGAATCATCTGAAGACCAGCATCCCAGCATTGAGCGTCCATTTTCTGCATAAGCATAAGCAATAAAAGTATTGGGGACAGTTGTGCATTTCATATCAGTAATGGCAATTGACCCTCCTCCTTCATTGTTTACTTCAGCTATTACTCCTCTTGCGTGTGCGTTTAGGGATAACAGTAGCAATGCCATTATCAGTATTTTTTTCATTTTCTAGTTCCTCTATTAGTTCATCGGCGATTGCTATAGCTTCTTTTGGAGTATTACCACCAACAATAGCAAAGCAAGCGGCTAAAAATCGCATATGTTTTTTTTCGTTCATTGAAGTTCAGATACTTTAATATCCCTATTGTTTTCTAACACGGTTTCTGCGTAATGGATAAATTCTTCTTTAGACATACCCATTTCCTGTGAAATTACTGAAGCTAAAGTTAAAAAAGCAAAAAATGAAACTCTGTATTCAGGGTTGTCAGACTGTAGTAGTCTGTAAATTTTTATTACAAAGTCTTCTGCTTCTTCTTGTTCATTGGTAATCATCATCCCTCCAGGTCTCTAAGTTGTTTCATTAAAAACTTATCTAATGGCTCATCGTTTACAAGCATCATCTTTGCTTCGCGAGTAGCTTTAATAACTTCGCAAGAATCCCTTAATGCTTTGTTGTATCCACTTTGATAGTCATCAGTCTTATCAAATGCAGCAATCAGGGCATCCCTAACAAATGCAGAAGCTTTTCGGTCTTTTGCAAGATTACGCATCTTTTGAACATGCTCTGGGTACAAATACAAACTGTAAGGTACTAGTGTTTCCATTCTTTATACTCCGTATATATTGTTTTTAGCGCTTCTTGAGCAACTTTATTGATTTTAATATCTGCTCTTGAGTTAACGTTTAAAAAGCTAGTAAGCCAGTCAACGCAAGCCGCTTCATTTTTTTCAAACAAATCACCTTTATCGTGCAGAAACTCCCAAAATTCTTTTTCTCTACACAACATACCAGCTAACTTCACTAGTTGAGCGCCAGCAAACTCATCTCGGTTCATTGGCTCTTCGGAGTCCGCTAGCCTGACCATGACAACCATGTACCTAGACCCCACAAAATCCCTCAGAATCTCGTCAGGAGACTCATCAGGATGAATTGCTAGGGTAAGTACATGACCGTCCTTGGTCTGCTTGAGGGCTACCTTCTTAGCCTCAAATTGGCTAGTTTCCATTTATACGCTTCCAGTTGCCAAGCAAACTAAACGTTCCCATAATGTACGTTTTCTTCCAAGCTCTTTGCAAAGCTCTGTAATGGTGTGCTGGGATGTATCACCATCTTTAATTTCAGCAGCAAGAGCAGTTTGTAACTGTTTAGCAAGCTTTTCCCAGTCAACTGGAGGAGTTGTTTTAGAAGCAAGACGATTAAAGTCTTTCCAACTTAAAGCCTCTCCAACCTCTACATCATTAAGAGTCTTTGGTTTGTTTTTAGTCCCCGTTGGACGACCACGCTTTTGTGCGGTTTTAGCAACTACGGCTGGTTTCTTATTCATCCCAAGGATCCTTTGCAGAAGATGGAGCTGAAGACATTTCAGGCTTCCAAGTATTTACTTTTGCTGAAAGAATGTGTTTTTCAGCGCCCTTAACATTTCTCTTGTCTTTCCATAGATCAAGCTTTAAATCTACTTTATTGTCAGTAGACTCGGAAAGCAATTGCTTTAGGTAGTCTTTGTCTAAAGAAATAGTTCCGTTAAAGTCAGGAGCTTTTGGGCTTTTCTTTTCAGAGTTATGCCACATAGTTCCTTGATTCAAATAATCGCTCATGTATTACTCCTTAATAAGTGCTTTTTTAGTTGTTGAAAAATTAGTCATTAGATCCGAATAAACCTGTGCATCTAATTCCTTTACTCTATCAAATAAAACGCGGTTAGTTTTAAAGATAGTTGCTACGTCATCCGGAGTCTGCGCTCCAGTTAATAATGTTTTAACTCCTATTTCTAAAGCCTCAAACCATCCTGGAGAACCTTCTTCTCCGCTCATAGTAATAGACCATGCACCCTTAGTTGTATTAGATACAACTGGTTTAGTAGCTACTGGCGCTGGCTTAGCTACTGGTTCAGGCTTTTTTGCTGGTTCTTCCTTGCCAGTTAATGGCTCTAATGCGTCATGCTCTACGATTTCAAAAGCATTAACCCATAAGTACCGACGTAAGTAAGTCTGTACCGCCCCTAAGTTCTGAACGTCATGACAGCCCTTTAAAGCCGCGCTAGACATTGGTGAGGTAAAGGTAACAAAATTATTTGATTCGGTGCTATCGGTATCATAAATCGTTAAATAAGCCATCTCTGGTGTGAACGATACTGTGCCACATAATCCCAGGCTATCGCAAATAGCTTGAATCTGAGGGAGAAAATCCCCTAATTCAAAGTACTGATATCCAGCAAACTTGTTATGACCGGATTTCTTAAGCGCAGTGTTCTGCAACGTCATCCGCGCTTTTTGTAACTTTTTATGTATATTCATTTGTCGTGATCTTCTCTCAGTTTTTTAATTTCTTCTACTTCAATTAACTTTTCTGCATAGTGGATAACTTTTCTAAGGTCGTCAACTCCGCCTTTACGTCTCCATCGGGTGGTGTACTTGATAATATTACCCTCAAGGTATCCAAGCTGATTGGCAATAATGTAATCCCACGGTTGTATAGTATTTCTAGCATAATGATCTCCTCCTATTTGATGTTCGTTAGCTTTCATGTCAATTCCTTACATACATTAAAACAATTACCAACACTACAAACCCAGTCGCAAACTTAAGGGCAATATCTGTCCAATATTCCAACCTCAAACGATCTGGATCTCCAATAATCCATTTCTGTATCTCCAACATATCTACGTCTTGCTCTATATACTTAGGTTTCTGATAGTAAATACCCATCTTTACTTTTCCAGTATCAAAGGGAGTAATACCGCTAGGAATAAAATCAGACCTAATAACCTTTTTGCGTTTTGCTCTAGTTGCCATCATGTTCCTTTATTTTATTTGCAATACAGGTTTATTATACATATATTGCAAATATACTTTACTAGAATAAACCCTTAGAACAAACCTTCTGTTGAATAGGTTGGCTCTTTAGGCTGCATCAATCTTCCAATGGATTCGTTATGGCAAAAAGCATAAATTGCTCTTTCGGTTTTATATAACTTATCTCGCTTATCTGAGCTTCCATTGTTTGGATTACGCAAAAAAGACTCCCTTAAAAGGATGATAACTTTTTCATTTGAATTCTCGGGAACTCCGCTTAACAATACCTCTGCAAAATTGCGTAGCTTTTTTTCGCTTTCGCCGTGGTAATGGGCGATGCAAAGACCAGCATGGATAACAGAGTTTGTTAAATAACGTCGATTTGTTGGAAAAGATTTCACTGCAAATTTAGCGCTCTCGTCAAACATATTCAATAGTTCTACGATCTCATGGCTTCCCATACGCTTAGGCTCAACCATTAGCTTAATCATAGCAATATGCTTATGTTCAATCCAATCGGATGTCCCGCTAATCTTAATGCCGTCGATCATACTTCTTGGTCGGCTCATATCAATATTCATAGCGGTATGCTTAGGCAATCCATATGTAACGTACATAGTTACAGGAATGTTTGCGCGTGTAATTCCAACCAATCTGTGCTGCCCATCTGCAAGCGTACCATCCTCATAAAATGCTATGCCTTGATGCGTTGTAGTCCAATTACCATTTTTCATATCTTGTGCATACTTTTGCACTAAACGGTCACTTAGGTTTCGATTTTTGTCGTTTGTTTGCAGGAAACGAGTCGCCATCTCTGGCGTAATTCTTAACATTTCTACTTTCATGATTTCTCCTTAAGATAAGTTTGATATTGCGTACAAAATTGTGCTACTGGACAGAAACTGGCACATCGGGTTCTATCACCTTCTCTAACCTCTAATGCGTACCCTTTTCCGGACTTCTCTAATGCTACTTCTGCTTCTGATAATGATGTGTGGACGGACTTAGCTCGCATTGCACCATCTTTTTTAATTGCGTAAGTCGTGGGTTTTTCCCAACAGTCTTCAGGCGAACAATCCGGTAACTCCTCCCCTGTCTCGCTAGCAAAGAGGGCTTCGCTATGTAAATGTATGCGGTCACGGATAAAGGATTCCCTTTGCTCGTAAGACCATATTTGAACCGGAATGGTCGCCACTTGCGCTTCCGGATATCCAGGGCGAGACTGCGCGTCCCTGCGATTCCAGTCGCGTATGATGGCAATGATTTTGAGTTCCGTAACTGGCATCTTTTTGACGGTTTCGACAAGCCAAGCGTAAACATTTAATTGTTGCTCCCATTCAATTTTCTCATTCATTACAGACCAAACGCCTACAGTCTTGTAGTCATTAATTTCTATACCATCTTCACGAGTAATCTGTAGGTCAATAGCACCTGATATATGCCACCCATCAAGCTCTGCATGAAGACGTTGCTCCACTACATGGTTCTCATCTTTTCCCTGTTCTAGGATGTTATGTACAGCAGTACCAAAAATAGACCAAATCATATCGCTTACGTCGGTAACGATTTTGTCGTCATAGATCTCTTTTAGTCGCGCTAAACGTGGAGCAGTAAGCAGACCAGTTGCAGAGATGTGAGCCTTGCCTTTAGTGTAGGTAGGTCTCTCGCAGATGTTTAAGAATGTTTTTGGTAAATTATATTTGTTTGTGATTATCATTTCGCAGCCAGTTTTTTAATAGAATAAGATCAATGATCATATCGTCTACTACGTTAATAGAATCTATAACGTTTCTTTTTAACAACAATTCATGTACTTTTTTATGTTTTTTATCTACGCTCAGTAATTTTTCTGAGTAGTCAATCATGCTATTTTCCATATGGGTTATATCCTTTTCTTGTTCCTTGATTGTCGTAGTAATTTATTACTCCGCTAGGACTCATTGTTTCATACCCAATACGATTTCCGATATTATCGTAAACCCCATCTTTAGAATTATAGTTGTTGTAATTATTTTTCCAATTTTGTGGACTGTTCTCCCATTTCTGAGGGTTGTTATCCCAGTTCTGCTCGCTGTTACGCCAGTTCTGCGGGCTAACCTCCCAGCTCTGCACCTGAGCGCAAGCTGGTCTTGCATAAGTACCAATATATAGTCCTACTATACAAGCAATAATTCCAATCAATGATCCAGACCAATAGCCCTGCCAGTATCCTTTTTGATAATCTTTCATTTTTTCTTAGCTTTCTTTTTTGGTGCTGGAGTTAAAGACGTAAGAGCGTTGTGCCAGTCCTGGCGGTTCTTGCTCCAGTTAGCAATCATTTCTGCGCGTCTCTCTTTTACATCCTCTGGAGCGTATTCATTAAGCTTAAATACTTTGCAATATTCATCCGTTGCAGCATCTATATAAAGCTCTAAAGTTGTATCAAGTGAAATCAATTGATCATGCATTTCATCCTCGGACATTCGCTCTGGACGATCTATGTATCTTTTAATTAAAAGTCGTATATTGTCTTGTATATTCCAAAAACGATTAATCGCATCTTCAATTTTGTAAAACTCTACTGGGCTTATATCAGCCATGTGACGACTCCTGTAATGTAAATAAGTACTGCTACTACCTCAACCAATACCAGCGGAGCATCCTGTTGCAGAAAGCCCGCCAGCGCCCACAAAGCACTACCTATCAATCCAAAAAATAGATTGAGTGGATAGATATTAAAACTGGTTAACGCAATCCCTACGAGACACAGCGTTGTACCAGACCATTTAAGTAAAATCATTTCTTTGTTTTAATATGTAATGCATTACGTAGTTCGTGGCTATGAAGTTTATTCCCAGCAGACTTGGGAACCTCTCCAATAGCTTCTGCATCTTTGGCGGCCTCAGTCCGGCTAGCAAACTTTCCATTTGATAGGATAAATCCGTGTTGACCTTTAACTCCAATATCGTCATGGCTTTGTTTAATGCTCTTAGCCTTAACTACAGTGCCGTCTTTTTGTTTAATTGCTGGTAGTAATACTGCTAACTTTTTCATACATTTCTCCAATAAGTGTCATTAGGGTGTTTCAACATAGAACTTAATAATTCTTCAGT